TCTTCAGATGCTTGGCAATCTTTAGAAATGGCGAATGCTTAATGGCTGATTTTCTAGCAAACTTATCTCGTATAATGGTCATCTTTTTGGTGATCATTATTTTAGCAATCTTATTTTAACTTGGGAGAAATAAATATGAGTATTGATAAATCACAAATTGAAACTTGTTGTATCTGTAAAAAAGATATCAATCCAAAATATCTAGGAGTTGGTAACGATGGAAAACCACACTATTGGTACGAGGGAAATAATGCTTTACCTATTGCAGATGGTCGGTGTTGTGATCCTTGTAACCAAATTGTAATTACTGAACGTATGATAAATTTAACCATGTCAAGAATGGGAGGTTAAAACATGAAAAGATTACACTTAAATAAAATGTCAACCTTGCTTGAAAGTTTGGAAGTTGTTTCACGTAATGCAAAAAATAAAGGTCATAGATCAGGCTTCAGATGTCACGAACTGGCTTTGCAGTTGGCTGATCAATTCAAAGTTTTTGAACCTACAATTGAAAGCATTATTACAAATCGAGAACAGAAAAACAATCCTTTCAAGATCAAAGGCAATGACACGCTGACACATGGTGAATTTGAAGTTTACAAGGTTATAAAATCGCATGACATGGTTAAAATTATTGACGTCTACAATGATAGCACCAATAAAAAAGCATTTAATACTGTTAGGCAATATGTAAACATTCTTAAGCAAAAAGGATACGTGCAAACAATAAAGATAAAAGGTGAAAGACATAAATTTTATAAATCTTATCCTCTCTCATTTCATACGATGGATAGAAACTTGGTAAATAAATTATCTAGTTGACTTCTTAAAAAACTTAAGATTATAATTGAACCACTCAAGGCTTTTCTTGGGTGGTTTTTTTTAAAACCTCAATTTTTAAATAGAAAAGGATTTCTTACAATGGAAACAAAACAATATTTAATAAAAAGTGAATACGATTTTAATAAGAAAAAATTTAACGCTGTTAATAATTGTGAGCTTACTTTGCAATTCAAAATAATGGACAGTTGTTGTTTAGTTGAAATCGTAGGGCGTTATAATGGTCGCACCAACGAGGAATTTAAGCACCAAATCTTTTGCCATAAAGATCAGATGTTGAAGATTTTACCTAATATAAATGATCAAGTTGAAAAGTTTGATGAACCAGTTAATAAGGATAGGGTTTTAATTGATCAACGAATAGGTATCATTTTTGAAGAGGAACAAAAGCAAAAGGAATACCAGTTGGGTTTACATGGTCAATTAGATATTGAAGAACTTATTGAAGAAAAGAAAGGAAATTAAACATGGTTTACTTTTTAAAAGAACTTTTAGATTTGTTTAAATGGATTTGTTGTGGTTTTACTCTTGCTTATTGCTTGGCTAGTTATCATGGTTTAGATACTAGCTTTTCTAGTTTGTGGGGTTGATCATGGCTTACTTTTTTAAATGTGAAACTTGTGGAAAGAAAGAAACCTTTCCTAAAAGAAAAATGTATGATGAATCTAAAGAGGGAAAGAAACAAGATATTGAAACAGTTGTTTGTGTTTCATGTGTTTCTAAAAAGATTCGTCTAAAAGGTAACTTAATAATTATTTAATGAAAGGAAATAAACTAATGACTATTGCACTTGAAAATATGCCGAATAGATTAAACAAATATAAAAATATTGTTAAAGTTGAGAACTTTAAAAGCTCTAGGTCAGGTAATCCAATTGCCAACCAGTTTAGGATTACTTTGCAGAATGGTGCAGAAGTGTTTCAATCTTACAATTCAATTATAGCTGTTAAGGTTGATGGAATTACTTTCCTTGATCGTACGTGTTGGGATTACTCAAATACTACTTCAAGATATAGGAAAGAGTTTCTTAATGAAGATACTAAAACCACTAAACAAAAAATCAAAGATGATGTTTATGTTCTTATGAACTTGAATTAAATAACCTTTAAACTTTCCCCTTAAAACCTCCCTTGCTTTACTGCTTGGGGGGTTTTTCTTTGGGTTAATTAGAATAATACTCAAAGTGTTGATATTATTGGGTTTCTTGGAGGGTTGTTGTTTTGGTATATGCTCGCAATCATAACCTTAAACGCTACCTTTTAGGCTTAACTTGTATAAACTAAATGAAAAAATCGCACCTAAATTAAAAAGAAATACACGTGACGTCTATATATTAAACGTGGCTAGTAATCCCAATATGAAACACGGCTTATATTAGGTTGGCTTGTGATCCTATGGTTTCAATGAGGGTAAACACAAAAAAAAGTCCCTATACGGGGTGCAAAGGGACACTGGGGACCCCCCCGTATACGTATGCAATGTCGCCATATTTTTACCCAAATGAGTTACTTGTACAATCTATTTGCATTCCCTTTAGGGAACAAGAAGGGATAACCCCCCTATACTAAGAACAGTTATTCTTGTGTTACGATTGGTCGTACCCTTTAGGGTATCCCTGTGTGTATGTGTGTATTTCCCCGGAGGATCTACTCCGATTGTATCCATTCTGACGGAAAAGTCAAGTAAATTCGTACAAATTTTTTTTTTATTTGACATTAGGTAAATCTGTACGTATAATTTAGGTATCAAGACCAGTTTAGAGCAGCAGCAATCAATCCTTTCTCGTGCTTTGGCTCAACTTTTAAGGATCTTGACTCACTAAGAACTAAGGATTTTATCGTGTTTGAAGCATTTGTACTAATTTGTCTGCTAGGACAGCCTACTATGGGTGCAAATTGTGAAGAACTAGTAGATACACGAGGTCCATACGCTACTCACGATGAGTGTTTAGCACGAATATACGAAATACAGCAGGAATTACCTGCATATAAGCCTTACATGGAAGCAAGAGCGTACCGTTGTGACAAATTTACTCCCGAAAAAGACTTCCCAGCGTGAAATAACGCCCCAACAAGAAGAATTCCTGAACGTTTTGTTTGAAAATGGTGGCAATGTCACCGATGCAGCACTCGCAGCGGGGTATTCTAAGGGTAGTGTGACGTGGTTAAAGAACAGTTTAGCCGATGAGATCATTAACCGTACAAAGAATGTGTTGTCTATGAACGCATTTAAGGCTGCTACACGCTTGGTAAGCACAATTGACAACCCCGTACCCGAAAGAGGGGACGACCTACGCTTCAGGGCTGCAGAATCGCTCTTAAACAGGGTAGGATTAGGAAAACAAGAAACAACTAACGTAAATGTACAAGCAGTACACGGTATTGTGTTGCTGCCACCAAAGAAAGAAGTGGTTATTGATCAATGAGTTTATATGGCGTCACAAGAATAGTAGCAGGATTAGTTGCACCCGGAATGCTTGACTTGAGGTCAAGTACAAAAAAGAAAGATCCTAAATTAAAATTCCCCGAAAGAAAAGAAAATAAGTTTGTACCTAAAGTATACGCAAAAGGGGCAGGTACACGTAAAGTAAATCAGTAAGAAAAAAAAGAGGTCGTAATCGATGGCTGATCTAAACACATTATTCAAAGTACTCAATACAATCAACGCTCTCACAACTCCCAACGAGCTTACCGACAAGATGAGTGACAAATTAAATCAAATGATTCAATCCTTATCTCCATCTGAAAAGAAGGAAGCAAAGGAAGCCTTGAAAGAAAAACAAAAGCAGGGAATGAGATATGGTGGCAAAGCATCAAAGAAATGTAGTGCCAACAGAGACAGTAGGAATACACGTAAAGTCAATAGTTAAAGATGACTGAACCAGAACCGAAGCGTGGACGTGGTCGACCGAAGAAAGACCCCGAAGCACCGAAGCAAAGATATTTCCTGTCTGCCGCAGAGAAAGCGAGACGACAATCACAAAAGAGATTACGTGACGCAAAGAAACGTGCAGATAAATTAACTAAAGTAGCAGAAAGTAAAAGAAGATATGCCAGAAAGCTTGAAGAGAAAGTTGGTAAAGTTGAGAAAGCTCTTAAGGGAGATACAAGTACCGTTATCGATACAGGTGACTTGGCAACACTTCCTCCACCTGTCCAAGAACTTGTGGGTAGCCGTGAAGTGGTGTTTCAACCGAATGAAGGACCTCAAGAAGAGTTTCTTTCCGCTAGTGAAAGAGATGTACTCTATGGAGGTGCTGCTGGTGGGGGCAAATCTTTCGCCTTGTTGGCAGATCCGCTTCGTTACTGCACTAATCCTAATCATAGGGGTCTTCTTCTTAGGCGTACTCTCGACGAACTTACTGAGTTAATAGACAAGTCACGACAGCTATATCCGAAAGCGTTCCCCGGAGCGAAGTTCAGGGAGTCAAAGTCAACGTGGCATTTCCCATCGGGAGCTACTATTTGGTTTACGTATCTAGACAAAGACAAAGATGTAACCCGATTTCAAGGACAAGCTTTCAACTGGATAGGCATAGACGAAATAACCCAGTACCCGACACCTTACGTGTGGGACTACCTGAGATCAAGATTGAGAAGCACCGACCCAGAGCTACAGCAAAATCTGTATATGAGGTGTACAGCCAACCCCGGAGGAATCGGTGGATGGTGGATCAAGAAGATGTACATTGACATAGGTGAACACAACAAACCGTTCCCTGCATCCGATGTCGAAACAGGTAAACCTTTCTTGTGGCCGCAAGGACACGAAAAAGAAGGGCAACCTTTATTTTATCGTAGGTTCATACCTGCACGTCTAACAGACAACCCGTTCCTTATGGCTGATGGACAATATGAAGCTATGCTTCGTTCACTACCTGAGATAGAACGGAAAAGATTACTTGATGGGGATTGGGATGTAGCCGATGGTGCAGCCTTTCCAGAATTTAGCAGAGCGAAACATGTTGTGGAAGCTTTTGACTTACCTACCAACTGGCCCCGCATCAGGGCGGCTGACTACGGGTATGCGAGTCCTTCTTGCGTTTTATGGGGTGCTATTGATTGGGACAATAATATTTGGATTTATAGAGAATTAT